CGGAGTTTGACGGAGATTATATAATGGCTGTTCCGCTAAAATTTTTCGTATCAAAAAAATTTGAAGGCAGAGGAAAATCTATTTTCAGCGGCGGCAGATCAGATTGTTTTGACGCGCTTGACGAAGTAATTTCTCAGTGGTGGGACGCTCTCAGAATGGGCAGAGTAAAACAGTATATTCCCGAAAGCTTTATTCCCAGAAATCCCGAAAACGGAACATTTGTAAATCCCGACAGATTTGGGAATGATTATATTTCAATAGCTCCGCCAATGGCAGAGGGAGTTGATAATCAAAAAATAGAAGTTGTACAGCCTGATATCAAGTATGACGCTTTTTTTAGTTCATACACAAATGCACTTTTGATGTGTTTGCAGGGGCTTGTATCTCCGGCAACACTTGGAATTGATGTCGGAAAAATGTCATCGGCAGAAGCTCAGAGAGAGAAAAAGGACGTTACCGGAAATACCCGAAATACAATTACAGCGGCTCTTGAAAAGGCATTGCCCGAACTTATTAAGGCAGTTCTTAAAACGTATGATATCATGCAAAACGGAAAACCGGGAGAATATGAAATTTCTGTTTCTTTTGGAGAATACGGAGCGCCTGATTTTGACAGCAGAATTGAAACCATAGGCAAAGCTTCAAGTTACGGCATTATGTCGGTTGAAACTCAGGTTGAGGAGCTTTGGGGCAGTTCCAAAGACGATGAATGGAAAGCTGCAGAAGTAGAGCGTATCAAGTCGGAAAAGGGAGTTGAAAGCTTATCCGAACCGATATTCTCAGAGGTGTAACAAATGGCTGATTATGACATTGGAGCAGCATTTGAAAAGATTGAGGACGAGCTTATTTCTTCAATGATACGCAACCTGAAAAGACACCAAGTAGAAGAGATCACCGAGGGGATCCAGTGGACGCAGTGGCAGGCTGAGCAAATACAGGCGCTTGAAGAATACAAGAGAAAAGCGGCTCAAAAGTTCGGAGCTAAATTTTCATCAATCAATGATAAGATTGACAATATGTTAACAAAAACTTACAATGACTCCTCAACAGCTCAGGAGCAGAAAATATTGCAGGCGATCAAAAAAGGACTTACACCGACACCAGTTTCACATACAAACACAGGAGTAATTCAAGGAGAATTTTTCAAGACAAATAACCGTAAATTAGATACGCTTATTAAAGCCACTAAAAACGATATGCAGAAAGCAGAACATGCAGTTTTGCGAATGACAGATGATAAGTACCGAAAGATTATTTTCAATGCTCAGGTGTACGCAAACACAGGGGCGGGAACTTATGAAAAAGCTGTTGACATGGCAACAAAGGATTTTCTTTCGGCAGGAATAAACTGCATTGAGTACAAAAACGGCAGACGTGTAAATATCAAGTCTTATGCAGAAATGGCAATACGAACGGCAAACAAGCGAGCTTATCTCCAAGGAGAGGGTGAAATGCGTAAACAGTGGGGTATACATACAGTTATTCTTAACAAACGAGTTAATGCCTGTCCTAAATGTTCCCCCTTTGTCGGAAAAGTAATTGTTGATGATGTGTGGAGCGGAGGAACGGCAGAGGAAGCCGAAAAAGGCGGTTATTTGCTGATGTCCGAATGCATAAAAAGAGGGTTGTATCACCCGAACTGTCAGGACAGTCATTCAACGTATTTTGGAGATATTCTTGATGAAGAGGACGAAACAGAGGATAAAGAACAGCCACAGACAGAGCAGGAGCATACAGAGGAAGAACCAAAAGAAGAAACTCCCAAAACAGAAAATGAAGAAGATGAGGTGGCACAGGATAACCTCACCAAAGGACCCGAGTATTCCGCAGAGGAAAAGAGGTTCGATTCAACCGTACCTACCTCGGAAAATCAAATCACACCTCAGGAACAAAGAATTAATGAACAGCTTTACGATGCCGAACAACAGAAAAATTACTGTGAATATCAAGCAAATAAATATGACAGGCTGTCAAAATATTCTCTTGATGAAGATAATCAAAGACGATATTCAGCAAGAAAAAGCGAGTGGGAAGATAAACTTGAAAAAGTCAGCGAAAGTATATCAAATTTTGAAAAAGCTGTTGCAATTCCTATGGAAAGTGGTATAATAGAACCAGTAAGATATTATTCAGGAATAGGAAATAAATTATCAGGATTAAAGGCTAAATTAAAAGCCGCTGTTACTCCTGAAAAATATAAGCCTGTTTCAACAGAATATTTTTCATCTTTGCCCAAAACACAGAATATTGAAAGTATGGAGCAAGCATTAAAAGCAACAAATCCAAACGGATATACTGATAATTGTCAACGCTGTGTTCCTGCTTATGAAATGCGAAGAAGAGGATATGCGGTAGTTGCACTTTGTTCACCAAGCAATCCGCTTGATGATAATGTTGGACTTTATGATTATAAAAAAGTATTTGTTGGTGCTAATTGGATAACTTGTGAAGGTACGGGCGAAAGAGAGATTATAGACTTTTTGCAACAATGCGGTGATGGAGCGAGAGTAGAAATTGCAATAGTTACAGATAAAGGAAGTCACATTTTTGCGGCTGAACAGATTGCGGGAAAAACTATATTTATAGATCCTCAAAACAATTCAACAAACGCAGAAAAGTATTTCCAAATGAACTTAGTTGATAAAACACAATTTTGTAGAATAGATAATCTTCATCTTAGCTCATTGATAAAAGATTGTGTGAAAGGGGCGAAATAAAATGAGTATTAATGTAAAACAGGCTTATGAATATGCAAAAGATGTTTATGAGGGTTTTATTATTACAAGTTGTACCGAATTAAAAGATAGTTGGGTTTTTTTCGCCAATGCAAAAAATGACATAGCTTTTATCCCTCCATTGGAAATTATGAAATCAGGAAAAGATTTAGATGTTTGGAAAAAATATCACCAATTTAATAACTGCTTTGAAGCCGCAGAGTGGTTAAATCAAAATGGTGAGGATATACCAATAAGACAACTTGAAGAAATTTAATGTAAACCGCCCTCAGCCGAGAGCGGTATTTTCATACCCGAAAATAGAAAGGATTTGATATAGTGAGAGAACTCAACACAATTCAAAAAAGAGAAAAGCTTAACACGGTTTACGCTATAGATAAAAAAGGCAATGGTGGGGCAAACCACAGATACAAGGTAATAAGCGAACCAAACGAGAAAAATCCTGAACAGCATGTTGATGTTGTTATTCAGTTCCAGAATGGAGAGAGAAAAGAATGGGGGTCAGTTTTAGGTGTGCTTGATACAGATTTGCTTGAAATTGTCCGTGACCGTTTGAAAGGATTTCAGAGCGGCGAATTTGCTACAAGAGAAAATGCAATTGCACTTACGCACATTGAAGAAGCTCTTATGTGGCTGAATCGCAGAGTTGAGGACAGAATAGAAAGAAACGTTCTCGGCACAAGTAATAAATAATTAAATACCCGAAAAAAAGGTGATTTCTATTGATTTGCCCTTACAATCTTCGCAGTGAAACACAATTTCAGGAGTGGAAACAAAATCCCGATGATGACCAAGTTCTTACAGAAGGAGCAACAGTCACAAGAACGTTTTATAAATACATGGAATGCAAGCAGAGTGAATGCGGGGCGTTCTATAACGGAAGATGTTATTATAATAAACCCGACAGCGATTAAAAAGAGGTGGAAACATGGGCAAATATAGCTTTACAACATTTGGA